TCTGTGGTGAATGTGTTTGTACCACCACCGCCGATTGCACCCCAAACGTTATTGGAGTAACCCTCAAACTGGTTCAAACTTGTGTTATAACGGAAGTAACCTGCTGCGGCTACGCCTGGACGTTCTGCAGTAGTACCAACCGGAATATGCATAGCGTCTGTTGCATCACCAATATCAAGTGTAACATCAGGCGTCGTAGTAAGAATACCAACACGATTTGTTGTAGAGTCTACATGGAATGTTGTTGTATCTACTGTAAAATCGTTTGTAACTGTCGCGGATGTTGCAGAAACAATATTAATGTTGGCTGTACCAGAAAGATACAAATCCTGCCACTGTTTGGTAGCAGAACCTAAACTAAAATTGTATGGTGTGTCGGGAAGAACATTAGAAGCAATATCAGCAACAAAACTAATTGTGTCTGTTTCGGCATTACCAAACGTAAGGTTGCCTTCAATTGTAGCATTACCAGTTACAAGCAAATCACCGTTAACAGTCAAGTGACCATCTTCACCAAGACCAGTGCTTGTTTCTAAAGACCCAACAATAACAGTCGCAGAGCCAGTACCAAATTTATTCAGTTCTTCAATGACTGTATTTGTTCTTAAACGAAATTCGTCAAACGTGTTTGTTAACAGAACTTCTTGAATGTTTAGTGATGATGCCATTTGCTATTCCGTTTTATTTGCGCAAAAGTTGTTGTAGTAAGTCACGAATCTCTGACATTTCCCCACGCATCTCGTTAATCTGAGATTTCATATTATCCATTTCTTTATTCTGGGAAATTACTTTTTGTTTCCTTTTCTTATAATTTAAATACGATTCTAAATCAGTATTTAGTAGTGCTTTGGAATGGGTATCCCGTTCGGTAAACCCATTCACTTTCTCTTCTAGTTCTACTGTTTTCATTATGCTAATGCGATTGCTCTCAAGTTCTTAATGCGTGGTGCATAGCCTGGGCTACTGGACAAAAATACAACCTTGATAGAATAATACTTAAATCCGCTGTATGATCTACCATCAGGCGTTGTGTATCCAACTACATTATTTAGAACCTCAAATATCTCTACACCAGATAATGCCGTAGTAAATGTATCTTCTAACGTAATTTCCGTGTTATTCACTACATTAGCCACAACACCAGTTACCCTGTTAGGACCAAGTGCTACCGTATCACCAATTCTTAACTCTTCAGTAAATCGTGTTCCGACACCAGTAACTGTAGAGTCTGAACCTGTTGTTGTAACTGTACCAAACAAAATCTGTACACCACCCGTCAACTCATCAGCCGGAATCACGTACTTTTCTTCAGTATATGATTTAGTGTCCTGAGTAATTGCAGGCGTGCCCTCAAGTGTCATTTCACGATAGAACTTATCATCAAAAGAATCTGAATCACTTTCATTAAGGATTCTGTAATAAACCTTGATGTCAGTTGCAGCAGGTCTGTTAACATCTACATAGACATTGATATCAGATGCTTCAAAGCCATCATTCAACGCAACTCGACGAGAGATATATCTGCTCTCAGATGAGTATGGCAATGAAGGCGCTTCTTCAACTTGAGTGTACAAAGAAACACCAGTCTGTGTTGTAGCAAAATTGTTGACAGTTAACAAATTAAGGTCATCAGTAACACTCGAAACTCTGCGTAACTCATCTCCTACTTTGATATATTGCCCAGCGGTAATTTCTGTTAAAAATAGTGTGTCAGTTCCAGAAACTAAATTATTTGATGCAGTAACACTAACCGTACCGCTCGTTTCAGTCTGCGTCAAGTTATTAATCTGAAGATTTTCTGGAATGACGTGAACTCTTTCCAAATCAATGTATGGAGAAATATACTTATTGCTAGTAGACATTGTAGCACGAGCATTCAACGATGCAGTAGCACCAGTCTTAACTTGATACTCTCTTGTCAACTCCAATCTTTCCAAGTTTTTGATTGGTAGATATCCACTCTGTTCATCATTCGAATCATACAAATTAATTAAATACTCAATTTCTGTATCTGAGATATTTAAGTTTTCGATGTTAGTAGTGATTCGAGAATAATCGACAGCCGATGAGATTTCTGTATTATTGAAGTTTGCAATACCAGGTGTGGTAGTAGAAAACTCGGCGATGCGCATCTTATATTTAAGGTCTTGGTCTCCTCTAACACTCCAGCCAAAATCACTGGATTCTGTAAATAACAATCCAGCAAGTGCTGTTTTAGTAATCCTCTGATTGATAGATGAATCTGTGACATCGATATCGTTTAGTTTAGCCGTCCATAACCGGAACTTACTTGAGTTAGCATCAGGTTTAACAGAGAAGCAGTATTCTACTCCTGGCAACAAGTATAACGGGCTACCAAAGGTAAATGTGGTTGCGGCAGAAGAGTCGGCAGATGTTGTGATACCACTGCTGTCTACGTGAACACTTTCGTTACCGATAATCTTACGAGTCGGGAATCCGTTTTGCATTTCACGAATTTCTACTCTAACACCACGATTGTCTTTTGTTTCAAAGAACAAATCAATAGACGTTAAGAATACACCTCGTGGGTATGTAGATTCGTCAACGTAGAAACTCTGTGACAGTGGGTCAAATCTACGATAGTTTGTCGTAACATAGTTTTTAGATATTGACGAAACGCGAGTAACTTTCTGAACGTAGTTTGATTCATCCACTGCTACAAAGAAAGGTCTTGTATTAATAGACGTTTCGCCTTTAGTGATTGCAAGCCCAGTAGAACCTATAGAATATTTGGCGACGGTAGTTGCAATAGAATCTCTATTTAAATAATCGTCAGTTACTTTAAACTCTCTAAACCCAACGTTAAACGCATTAGCGGGAACTCGAAAAACACCAAATATTTTACCACCTTTAACTCGAAGCGACCCGTTAGTAAATTCTTCCCAATAGGCAGCATCAGATGTTAGCAAACCATCATTATCAAACAAATCATTGAGTTCGCTAATCGTGTGGTTATTCTTTAAAGTAATTTGTTTACAGTTTGCTGTGACATCTACGCCATCAAAGAACGCATACATTGGAGTACCATTCTTTAATCCTGTACACTCAAACACGAAATCTCTAGTTCGCATTGTGTGAGAAACAGAAATATCTGATACTCTATCTACTGCAGCATTCAAGTCTGAAGAAGATAAATCGATATTAGAACTTTCGATTTGCTGTTTACCAGTATTTGTTGTCGTTGCTCTACTGATAGTGTAATCTTCACTTGCAGTTGAAAGAACAGACGCTTTGTTTGGTTTACCTACCCAGTGTCGAGTAAGTGGGTCAACTTCCGTGTTCCAAGCATCCGTCAAAGATTTCCAGTTGTCGGATTCACCTGTTAGGTCAGAAACTAAATCTACATTTGGATTACGTGTCGTTTCCAGCCAGTTATCCGTTGCAGGAACAACTTTCATGTCGCCAACCCAACTGACAGACAACTCTTGAGCAATACGAATAGGAACGGAAGCGTATGGCTGGTCGCTGAATACTACTTCAGAATAATTAAGAATCAGTTTATTATCTGGAGTCTTGGTTATGCCAGACGATGTAGTAGGATTATAATCCAATACAATTTGATTTTCATTATCGAAATATGTTGTAGCATATTTGTTTGTGCGGTCAACTGCAGCACGATATTCTGGAAGCGACACATCAGCAACAGAATGCCCAGTAAATGCATCAGCAAGAATACCATTCTTGAATCGGTCAACGCCATCAGAGTCTACGATAACTTTGTCACGAGATTCTTTTTCAAGAAGATTGAGCGCTGTATAATATTCAATATTATTCACGCGCTCTTGCAGTTTACCAATATCTTTCATCGTAAAACGACGATTCTTGATTGGTGTGATTACAACATTCTTAGGCAACGAAGGATAAGCCGGAATATCGAGTTCTGCAAGGTCAATAGTATCAGGAACGCTAGGCGGTAATGAAGGATTTGGATATCCAGGCGACCCGTCAATAACCCCAAGTTCACCTTTATAGTTCATATAAAGTTTTGCTTTTCTTCCCTTGTAGTATTGTAAATCGGCTTGGAAGTCGGAATTTGGAACGGGAAGATGCAAACCAGACCCACCGCCCGGAACAACATAAGATGTTGATGCGGTTGGGTCAGAAACTAGTTGCGTTGCAGTTCCAGTAGTACCTGCGCCAGTAGCAATGAATATTGTGCCCGGATTATCGTCTGCAGCGCCAATAGTCACAAAGTCTCCGGTAGTTACGATTTGATAAAACTTACCAGACACAAAAGCACCACCGCTAATAATTGGTGTTGTTGAATTTGATTTGATAGGTCTAAAGTCTAAACTATTCCTTAAGTTGTATACGGTACCATCTCGTGAACTTGTATGAGACGGAACGTCTGTTGTAGAAATCGTGGTTCCTGTGTTACCCGTAGCGTCATCTATGGGATAAGAATCTACTGATAGATATCCGATGCCCTGCGTAGTATCATGAGTGAAATGGTCAAATACAACTAGCAGGTTTCCTGTTGGTACAACACCAACGTTTGGTAAGATGCTACCGTTATCGTAGGAGTTGTCTCTTTGCCCGTTATCTAGTGTATATGATGAAGTGACATTAGTATCTGCTGTTGTAGGAACTGTTGTAAAATTTGCGGCCTGATAAATCCCTTTGATAGCAAAGATATCTGAGAATCCTAAACTATATGGACCAGCAAGCCCATTTGGGTGTGAATTAGCATCGATGTAAACATTTCTGTCTCGAACAACGTTCTTTTTGATTTCTCTTGCGTTTGCACGGTCCATTGTTGCGATGAAGTTTACATCCAAAGAAACGGGTTCTTGCAAATCGATAGAGATTGCGGATGGAGTCAGTACATTCATACTTCTCGCACCCTCAGACCCATTCACATCCATAGCAATAGGAACGCCAGCCGGGAACACTTTGTATATACTTTGAGACCCTGCTGTTTGCGAATGAGCAGCATCCAAGGTGATTTGCGTGTCAGAATCGACAGAAACAATTCTATAGATTCCGTTTGTATCGTCGCCCACAGTATTGATTGCGACAAAATCACCCGCAACGAATTTGCTGGTATATGTTGATGCAGTACCAGTCACTGTAGTAGTACCATTAACCGCAGTGTTTGTTGTTTCTAATGCTGTTGTGTATGCAGTTGTTTGTGGTATAATAGCATAGTTTTGATTCTTTTGCAAGCCTGTTAGCAACCCTGTGCCAACAAAGGTTTCGTTAGTCGATAAAGAACTTACTGTACCAGTACCAGAACTAAGATTCAAAGAAAACTCTGTTCTGAATCTAAATCCGTTCTCCAACTGACCATTAATATCGCGTAAAGTCTTGATGCTTCCATACGGAAGTGAGAATAGCAATCTATCAAAAGCTTGTTCTCTAAGAGTTGCATTACCTGAAGCATCCAAAACAATATCAGCGACACAATCAGCAATGCTCGTGTTGTTTTGATAGATAGAACGAACTTCTTGGAATGTCTTTCCAGTATTCATCACAACATCATAAATGTATGCGTTGAATACTGCGGCGGGGTCTCCGTGGCTACCACTGACATATTCTACAGATTTGATTCGAGCAGTACCAATTTTAGTTCCTGTCGGGGAATAGGCGCTGCCATCAAAAGACCTTGATGTAATTACTGTTTGTGCAGTGTCGTACAAATCAATCTGAGCGCTCGTTTCGATATTCCAAAACCCAATGAATTCTTTAGTCGGAACAAAACTACCCAAGTTGATTTGAGTATTAACTTGCTCGACTTCTTGTGAATCCAAACCTTTAGTCAGATTTACGTTTGCCCTAGAAATGATTTCGTTTCTATATCCAGAAACATAAGCAGTAAATGGGTCAATTTCTAATAACAATAAATCGGAGTCTCCACCTTCCCCTGCTGTATATCTACCGTTATTAGTTCCGTTATTTAAATGCTCACGAATTGTAATCTTAGGGTCAGAAAGCGTATAGTCGCCAGACTCATCAGAAGTTCTTTTTGCAATTGCTTCTTCAATCTTGCCTTCAATTTCAATTTCACGTCTCTTCTTGATAATACCATCTTCTACTTCAATCATAGAAACAAATTCTGTTTCAGAACTAACAGAATCGTAAACAATCTTGGTTAATGTCGTATCAATTTTAAGTCGGTCAGCACCTGGCGCCTGGAAGTTTGGTGTTCCTTGTGCGTTATCTAGCAGAGAAGTGTCTTCCGCAGAATCGATAAACGTTTTAGTTGGTACAAGACCAACTTTATACGAAGGAACATTGGAGTATTTGTCAAGAATAATAGTTTGTGTGCTGTGTAAGACAAAATGGTCTGCAAGATACATAATGCCTTCGCTAATTGTTGCTTTAGAGCCTTTAGTGTAAGTTACTTCAGTTGCAAGCCCTTCGTTTACAATATATTTTGTAGCGTTTGACGTTGCAGCTAAAGCATGAACTCTACTACCATATTCACCACCAATCAATAACTCTCCGTCTTGGAATATAGATTCGGAACGACCATCAACGGGAACCGAAGTCGTAATATTATATTCATAAGTTAAAAGGTTATGAACAACAACTGGGGTTCCGACTGTCGGAATCGTAGCAAACTCTCCGTCTAAATCGTCAACCCAAATATATTGTGCTGATGTTATAGGGTCAATATCAAAGTCAACAAGAGTTCCTGTTACTTGGAGTGTTCCTCCACTAACATCATAAAATTCTACTGGGTCTCCGATGACCATATTAGCCGTTTGAAGAGCAGTTGTTATTGTAACACGAACTGAGCCTGATGTCAAGTAGTTTATAAAAAGCGTTCTGGGGTCATCTCCGTCTAAATCAGAAACAAGACCTACCGATGCTCTAATCCCATTGGTACCACCAATCACTTCTTGGTTCAGAAAACTATCCACCACAACTCCAGAACCGTTATAGTTGTCTTGCAACTTAACGTATTCCATATTAAAGTCGATGGACTGTTCACAACCTTGAACAATAGAACCAGACTTGAAGAAAAAGTTTGCAAATCTCTCGATTTGTTTTTGTTGTATGCTTTGACCTTGCGTCAGTTCTCTTGCTTGAACTGCTCGGCCAGGGCGATACAAAATTCTTGCAAACTTTTTATCTTCATCATAGTCATCATAATATGGGCTAATGTTTAGGTTAACGCCGCCGGGATTAGACATTTTGCTTTCTCTTTTTTAGGTAAACTTAAAACTCAATAACTAACTTCACGTCCTCAATTTGGTCAGACGCACGAGAAATCGGGCTTCTATTTTCTATGTATAACACGTCACCTGAGTATGGTTGCAAGCCAGGATTGTCAACGCCGCCGGCATCAATTGTACCAGTTCCAGTTGACGGTGCTACACCATTGATTACTGCACCATCCGTCCAAACGGAAGTGTCAAGTGTAGGCAGTGTTGTATACAAATAAGAATTCACAGAATCCCATTCAACAACCGTTGCTTGTGAAGACCCAACAGAGACTACATCGTCAACACTAAATGTGTTGGATACGCCCGTCAATGTAAAGCGATACGTTTGACGAATGTTGGTTACTGTAGCGACATCAGTTGTACCATAGTCGTAAGGGTCACGAACCAAACCAACTTTGCGGAAATCATTATCAACACTAATTGTTCCGTTTTCATCACCATC